CATCCTCAAAGGACTCCTCAAAGTAGATGTACTTGCCCTCGGTTACTGCGGTAGGTGGGTCAAGCTGAGCAAACTGATAGCTTACCGGAGTGATAACGGCTGTAGGGTGTACCAGGAACATATTGATCTGGAGTGCATCCTCAGCAGCTACCCAGCCCTGAGTGAAATCGTACTTTGTTTTCATAAGGGTAGCAGGTACACCGACAATCTCTACCTCCTCAATACGGGAAACAGAGCGGTTTACATTATTGCCGCCAGACTGAACATCAAAGTTTCTTGTGATTCCAGCCGCCTGCTTTAACATTGTCTGTACCTCATAAGTGCAGTACAGAATACGGCCATTAGCCGGAACTCTAGCGTTATCCATCTTGAGCATCAACTCATCGAATACTGCAAGCACATTGTTGGCGGTAAGCTCGGTTGTGCTGGCTGTCATGCTCTCAGCAGTCCACAGGCTGTAGAGAGTGGAGATGAGGTAGGCATCCATCTCAGGGAACTTGTTTTCCTCGTTGAATACCTGTGTGATATTCTGGATGCTTGCAACCTCGTTAGTCTGGTCGATGTCCTTAGGATGCACAAGGGTAGACCACTTTCTCTGATTCTTCAAAGTCTTTGGCTCCCATGCGTTATCATAGTTACGGGTTGCCATAGCGATAGTATCTCTGTCGCTAGGTACACGGCCGGTTGTGCTGATAGACGGAATATAGATGGTCTTTCCATCCTCGCCCATTCTGTAGCGGCCGTTGTTCTCAGTAGCATATAATCTACCGAAGTTAAGCACATAAGGGTAAGCCTGAGCAAGAGCCTGGCTGTACTGTGCTGCATAGTTAATTCCTGCCATAGTTTAATTCCTCCGAATCTTTATTTTGTCTGGCCCCGATAGTGTCTTAGTCCTCAGGTTTCGGCATGGGCCTTACGCCTGTAAACCCGAAGTGGAAACCGTTCTTATCGTCCGGTGCTGGAGGCTGGTTGCCCGGCAGAACGATGTCCGGCTTTTTCTTTTCCGGTGGAGTCTGTTGCTGCTGAGTGTTCTCAGTTGCAAAGGCCGTAGGGTCATCTGCCTTATACTTGGTCACGAAATCCTCATAACCCAGCAGAGTATCTCCGTCCACCTTGAAATCCTTGCTTATTGCCTCACGGATAAACTCATTCTTGGCCGCTCTGGACGAAAACTGTAAGCCATTCGCCTTTTCACGCACCATGAACTCATAAGCCTGCTGGGCGTTTTTCTGTTCCCATGCCTGCTTGTCTGTGTCATACTTTGACTGCAAGCCCGTAAGAGCCTGCTGGGCCTCAGTGAGCTTTGTAGCATCGGTCTGAGCTGCCGTGAGTTTGGTCTGTAAGTCTGTAAGGTCTGCATCCCTCTGGGTAACCTGCCCGTTAAGGTCTTTTACCTGCTGATTGAGGGTGTTTACTTTGTCATCATACTTTGCACGGCTGATATAAGAGCCGTCAGCGATATTTACACCGTTGATTTTCGCCTCTGTAGCTGCCGCCTCAATCTGATCATAAGTAAGAGCCCCGCCATCCTTAAACAAATCCTTCAAAAATTCCAGTGCCATAATGATTCCTCCTTGTATCAACATAGATTTAATTTGTATTTCCGCAGCCACTCTGCGGTAGTGTTGCCATCGCATTTATATCCCTGCAATGCCGGGTATTTATATCAGGGCATAAGCCCTAAATATCTAAAATGGGTATGAAAAAAGCACCCTGTTTGAGTGCCTTTTTCAAAAAGATTTTTTCCTGCCACATTTGAAAGGAGCGGTATAACCGTAAAAAAGAAATGTGACCGTGCGAACTTGTCCGAAAACAGAGGTCTATACACTAGGAATTATTTACTTTTATGGGCTTGAAACCCTGAACCGTCATTCTATCCCTCCGTGGTGTAATGTTGGATGCCTTTGCAACCTCATTATACTTTCGTGAGAGAGCATTTATTTTTTTCTGGCACTGCTGCCGGAGTGTATCATCATTTACTCTCTGAGCTGCAACAGCAACATCTTTCTGACGGCGTATTTCTGTTTCAATTTCCCTCATAAGCTGCCCTGCCTCATAGATTGAGTAATGCTTTCCCTCAATCGTGCAGCCCTGCTTATTGTCTGCCGCCCATTGCCTTAACTGATTATCTGTGTATCTCCTTGTGGAATACTTGGTTGAAAAGCTCATTGCAATGTGCATACAATTCCATTCCCCGATAGGGCGCCTTATTGCCCGGTACATTGTACCGTCTATATCCCGGAATGGTCTGCCATTCTGTATATTGTCAAAATCCGCTTTAAGAAAAACCCGTCCCTGTATCGGTTCGTGGTCAGGGGCGCTCCTTGCGTGTGCGGATATTTCAAACGCATCATAGCCTAAATCCTCGCCCATCATAATGGAGCAGTTTTGGGCTATCTGGTTTGCACCGTCTATTATATTCTGACGGATAGCAGTATCAAGCCGCCTACGGTATCCGCTTTGATAAGTGACGGGCATACCGCTGTAGCCAATTTCCTGGACCGCCTCCCGTGTAGCTGACTGGTAATCCGTCAATCCGCTGGACACTGCCAGTACGGCCTTATCTATGGCGGCACTATAGGGCTGTGATATGGCGGTGGTGTTGGATAGGTTCTTAATGGTCTGTGCTGTCTGCACGCTTACCGCCTGTGTGTACTGGGTTATCCTTGTCTTTGCCTCTGTAGATAAGGGCTGGTTCTGTAGTGCCTTTTCAAACCGTGGGTCGGTATAGGTATCATCAAGGGCTGCCTGGTATATCTTAAATAAGTCCCGGAGGCTCATGCTTGTAGCAAGTGCCAGCCGTTGGGATATTTCATTGATATTAGCACCCATCTCCGTCATTATCGTAATCCGGTTAATGCTGGTGGGATTGAGCTGCCCTATAGTAAGTATCTGGTCGGCAACCTTTTCAATAAAAAACTGGTTTACCTCCTCAAACCTCTGCATAAGGGTGTCTATTGCCTGGTTTAAGTTTTCATTCACGGCTCACACCTCCTTTATGGGGTGGTGGGAGTGGTGGTTCCCTGCTGAGCCTGTTTCTGTTTTTCCATAGCAGGCAGCAGGCTTTCAAGGCTTTCCGATTGTTCATCGGATATAGCCTGTATGGCGGCTTTAGCCTGTGCTTTGGTTTCGCCAAAGTACCACTCACGCATTTCCTGTTTGCTGATAATTCCGGCATTGAGGAACATAAGCCGCTCATTGGTCTGTTGCTCCGTATCGGTTATGATGGAGTCATCCCAACTAAAGGACACATCATAATCCCCCTCAGGAGCAAGGTTGTATATGCTTGCAAACTTATCCATTGCCCTTATTACATCCTTTAGGCAATGCTCCAGGGCTTTTTGATTGTCGGACACGGTAGCATAGGACCTTTGCTTATTGATTTTCAGCTCTGTGGCTGTCCTTGCATCCGTGTTGGCATCCGATATGGTACCACGGGACAAACCGCACAAATCCTCAACGCTCTTGTAAAGCTCATTCAAGCCGTTTACAAGTGAGGCATCACGGATAGTAGGGGAGAATACATCATAGGAATCATCTGCCCCCCTATCAACCCCACGGAAAAGTCTTTCGTTGAGGCGTGGCATTTCTTGCCCCTTGCCGTCCTTTTTCTGTCTGAGTACCATCGGATCTACATCAATGGCAAGCTCCGAACCCTCATACTCCCATAACAGACGGGAGTACTGCAGGTCTGCCTGCTTAATGACATCAACGGCTTTTGCATAACAGGAAACTCCCATAGGACTGTCAACATCAATACAGTTTGCCGCTGCCGTCTTAAACCATCCGAACAACTGACCTTCGGCATCGGTAACAGTAGCCTCCGGCTCTAATGTCGCCCATTGGGTTACAGATTTCAAAGGTATTTCTGTTCCTATGGAATCTCTCATATTTGATTTAAAGGCTCTTTGTGTAATATGGACATTATCGCCCTCAGCCTTGTGGCGTTCCAACCTTGTGTAAATCGTTTTTCCCTCTGTGTAGGTGTCCCGGAAAATTACATCTGTGAGCTGTCCGTCATCGCCAAACGCAAGGGGGTATAGCCCCCATGCCATAGTCCAGTCAAAATATATATGCCCGTCCTTTGGGTACGGTCTTATCGTCATACCGCCAGAGGCAAGCCCCTGTTCCAGCTTTCCCCTCAGGTTTTCCATGCACTTTTCAAATTCGCTTTTAAGGTATTCAGCCCTCGGATTGGTCAGCTCTTTGCCGTCCGCATCCTGCGTGTTGCCGTTGGCATCCTTACCCGTTATATTCCATTCAAGCTCCAGTGTTATGGACCTTGCCAGCTCTGAACTGATAAAAGCCGGAAGGTTACGGGACTTCACGGTGTCCGGTTTCAGCCACGGTGCCTTGTTAAGATACAGCATATACCACTCATCCAGAGCGTTTATCATCTCAGGGGAGAGGGGGCTGTCAATATGCTCAACCTGTTCTATACTTTTATACGGAATCAATTTTCTAATTACCCCCTTTATAAGGCTTATCAATCTGGAGAACAAATTCGGTTTACCTCCTTCCTAACACACCTCGTTACATTCTCGCACGCGCGTGTACTTATACGCACGCTCAGGCGTTTTAGGGTGTATAAATACCGCCTATTTATCCTATTTCATAGGTATATTAAGAATAAATGTAACAATGTAACATAATCGGTAAAACCCTTGTGTTATAAGGCTTTATGCCTGTTACATTGTCCGTTACATCAATGTTGCAATGTAACACAAAAATGTTACATTCCCGGTCAATGTAACACGGATGTAACGCCGATGTAACAGAGAATGTAACACATATTCTTATTGTCCTTTTCGTTTCCAAACACGCTCCATAGCATACCGGACACTATCAATGGAGTGGTTGTCCTTATCGGGATAACCGCTTATGATTTCGCCACTTTCGGTTCGCTCATATTCATATCTGGTAAACTCTTTGTTGGTTTCCGGGCAACGCACCGGGTCAATGACGATGGCTTTCAAGGATTGCAGCCACTTAATACCATACCGCACGCTGTCCGGACCTTTGATTGCAGGGCGGCAGAATGAACCATACTCCCTGTAGTCGCTTACGGATTTCGGCTCTGCGGAATCTGCCGTTATAAGGTCCTGCCCGGTAACTTTTTTCAGCATTACAAGGGCGTTCCATGTTACGGCGTTGCTTTCCTTGTTCGCCCTGTATTCGTCATAAATATATAAGGTCTGCCTTGCACTGTCATAGTGCATCTTAGACCAGTGATACGGATCCGGGTACCATCCCCAGTCAATACCCATATAGATATTGTCAAAGTGGGATATTTCCTCATCCGTTATCTCTCTTGATATAATGTTTTCAAAGACTTCGCCACCCGTACCTACGGCATTACCCAGGTATTCATGCTCATAGGCTCTTGGGTTAATCTCACGCAAAGCCTCAGCATCATCAAAGAACTGTTCGCCCAGCCACTCCGGGGGAACCTCGGTATAACATGACTTATGCCGTAAAGCACCCTTGCGTGGGATAGTAACATACTGATTCGCCCAGTTTGATTTACTGATTGGCGGGTTAAAGGATTTGAATACTACAAAACGGGGGCCGCCACGCATTACAGACTGTTGAACACTTCGGATTTCCTCCTCGCCTGCAAACTCATCCAACTCCTCAAACCACAAGTATTTAAAATAGCCGTTGGCTACTTTGATTGACTTCATTTTCCGGGCTTTGTCCAAACCCTTGAAAAGAATAACCTGCCCTGTCGGCTTATATACAAATTTGTAAGGGTTCACGGTGGACTTCCAGAGGTCATGTACCCCCAGCTCATCAATGCCCCATTGTATCTGTTCAAATACGGATGAACCTATCGTATTTGCCACCTTACGGAATACAATGGCGTTTGATGTCGGGTCCTGCATTATCCCCAGAGGTATCTCAGTACCGATAAAGGATGATTTTGTAGAGCCTCGCCCACCGTAAAGGTCATAATATGTGTGCTTGCCCTCTGCAATATCCCAGTGAACTTGATAAAAAGCCGGGGCAATGATGGAGGATAACCTTGCCCCATTAACATTACTCAACCGTTGGCTCTCCCTTATCTACCTCTTTGGGAGGGTCTTGTACTCTTGGAATGTCACAAATAATGTTAATAGCCGGGGCTTTGCCGTCCTCCTCAGATTTCTTGTCAGCATCCCAGCCTTTAAAATTGTTCTGTAAACTGAATTTGGCACCGTTGGCACCGTCCTTGTCGAAAAGACGCTCCTCAACATACGCCTCAATTCTTGTTTTTGCCTCTGTGATAACCTCATTGAACTCCTTTTTGCCACTATAGTTTAGCAGGCTTTGTCTGGACTTAAAGCCCAACGCCAGAGCCAGCCCCGTGACCGTGGGGATATGCTGATTGAGAAAGATAGGATAGCCCATCTTATCCCTAAACTGCTGCCCGGTATCCGGATCGATAAACGGCTCGCCCTTGCAGCTCTCAAAGTAATCATCAATAAGCCCCTGAATCTGTTCCTTGCAGGTGTATTTCGGCGGTCTGCCGCCGGGGTGTTTTGTTGTTGCCATTGGCATACCTCGCTTTCTGAACAATAAAAAAGCGATGCACACGGTACATCGCTTTTTCGATTTCCATTATTTTTCTGATTGTCGCTTGCCGTGCGACGCTTGTTGTGTAGCCCTGTCCGCACCGCCATTTTTCTGCTGCTTGACGATGCCCCTTTTCACGGGGTTGGTATGGGGGTCTATGGTTCTTCGTTTTGCTGCCATACCTACTTACCCGTTTTCTTTGGTGCTGACTTCTTTTTAGCCGGAGTCTTTTTGCCGCTCACAACCTTGTCATTGGCATCTCCCAGAGCTTTGTATAAAGCCTGAGCGCCCTCCTTGCTTTTAAGGTCAACCTCTTTATAGCCTTTTCCTGCCATATCCCTGCCTCCTTTACAGATTGCTCTTACGATACACAAGAGCCTTACGGTCAATTACATTGTGGTAGCTTGGGTTGGTCTTGCTGTCTGTAATGACATTGTAGCCCATAGCCAACGCATATATACTCAGAGTGCTATTGCTGACACGCCCTACCTGCTTTGCAAACTTAGGGTGCGACTTGATAAACGATGCCGCCGCTGTCTGCAATGAGCCTTTATCAATAACCCGTGCAGTCTGAGGATTGAGAACGGCAATAGCAGTAGCACCGGAGGCATATCCGGTATTGGAACCGCCGTTCCTGTCAAAGTATGTGCCTGCACCGTACACCTGACCGCCTCGCTTTCCACCGACATAGTTTAGCGTTGAGTATTTCATCATATCTGTTACATCGGTTGGCGACAAATTAAAGTTAATGCCGCCAGAATTATACGATGCACCGCTAACTGACCTTGATAATATATCACTCCGTGGGATATTATTACTCTTTAGGTACTGGTCAAACACGGCATCATCTAATACTGTCGGCATCTCGTTAATTCCTGCTTGATATGCAAATTTCTGTGTCGCATCCACTACATCATTCAAATGGTTAGGCATATCAACCGTCTTGCTGTTTGCCATAAGGGTAGCAAGCTGGTCATCCGTCATCTGAGAGAGTGCAGTAAGAGCGCCGTTTACCACGGGTGTATTGTCCGGGGTAGGTGGCTGTTGCGTTATCGGATTCTGAGTTGTCTGTTGTGGCATACGGCTTTTGAGTGAAGATGTGCTACCTCTACCGCCCATAACTCAGCCCTCCTTATTTCTTTTTCTTTGTGCCTGCGGATTTCTTTGCCGCCTGCTCTTTGTTATACTTGTCAACTGCAGCTTTCTGAGCCGCGGTTGGTTTGCTTGTAAGTCTGACTCCCTTACCGTTAGATGTCCAGGAATCAACCTCAGATTTCTTTGTTGCCATAATGACACGCCTCCTTTTATCCTATCTCAACCACAAGTGTAACCTGCGGAAGTGTATAGCTCTGTGTTCCTTTTGCCCTTGCCTTTTTGCCGCTGTACTTGACATCAACAATTTTGCTTGTCTGGTTGGGGGCAAGGATAATTTCTCCCAACTGACCGCCCGGACCGTTACCCGGCATCATTGCCTGAGTGCCGGCCTTTGCTTTGTATTCAATCCTTACGGCTCGGCTTGTGAATGGGTTACTTGCCGATGCGTTCTTAAAGTCATTATATGAGGTCGATACAAACTTGTTTTCCCCATAAGTATGCCCCACAAGAAATGACTTTAATTGTGCTGCAGACATCTGCGTATAATCTGCATTTTTGACACCTGCATCCGTCAATAGCTTATTGATAAACGGTGCATGGTCATATCTCTGCAAATTAAGATTGTAACCCAGATTGTGCATTGCTGCCATAAGGTTGTTTCTGGTGTACTGTTGGTTGGCCGTTAGGGTTGTACCGTTGGCCATTGCCTGATTCATATTCTGCGACATGGAGTACAGGCTGCCCGGTTCGGGCTTGTCTGACAGATAGTTGATAACTGCCATTCTGGCATCAATACCTAAGTTTTGTGATTGGAAATATTGACGCCCACCGAATAGATCGTGATAATCCTGCGTGTCTGTCGCACTGAATGTTGCATTATTAAGCTGTTGTGCTTGCTGGTTAGTAGGCACAACATTAGGCGGCTGCGTCTGCATCTGGATAGTGACACCGCCACCACCGGAGGACATACCGCTTAGACTTCCTCTGCCTCCCATTTTAGCACCTCTTTCTTAAATAGTCAAATATTTTTAACCGATAGCCAAATAAAATTGCCGCCTGCAAAGCGACATCCGTTGTGTAGCCCTCGCATCTCCGCCGTTTTTCTGCTGCTCGGCTGTGCCGTGTCCGGCAGAGTGGGGTGTGGGGGGGTGGCTATCGGTTTTCTCTCCATTTCTGCTGAAACGCCTTTACGGATATGATGTTTCCCTCGCATCCGTCCGGAATAAGACCATACATGATAATCTGCTTAGGCTCTAAGCGTTTGAGCATTTCGTTGTAGCCGTCCATAAAGAGCTGAGCCGTACCCTCAATACCCATCTGAGTACCAACTGAGGATACTGCCACAGTGCCGCCTATGGGTTCCCCGTCAAAGCACCAATCGTAACTATCGTGGTCGCTCCATGAGATGGTAGGTATCACGGTTATGCCGTGTGCCTGCCAGTATGCCCCCAGCCAGTGCTTGCGGTAGTGGTTGTATATCTGTATCGCCTTTGGAAAGTCTGTATAGGTGGAAAAGTCCGGAGTACATACTGCTTGAAAACGCCCCAGCATATTGACATAGACATCCGGGGAAGTCCATACCCTGTTAAACTGGTAGTCATCAATAAAGAAGTGTACGCCGTGCCGTTCCGGTTCATCACAGCCCTTAGCAAAGTTAAAGCTGATCCAGTTCTCCACATCACACTCAGCAGCGGCAAGTATCGGTATATCATACTCGCCCTCGCCGTCAAACATAGCCTTATTCAGATTTTCATAATTTCGTTGCTGTCTGTACGCCACAGCTCTGCCTCCCTTCATAACAGAAAAGCCCCGGCGGTGCAATAACACGCCAGAGCTTTCCCAGATTATTCCTGCATAAAGCCAGAGAGCCACACGGACTATATGGGAGGAGGCGGACCCACACTCCCGGCTTTACACTAAATCCGATTATAGTATAAAACAGTAAAATTCAG